GCAAGATCTCGCTGACGTGTCTGCATGTCTTTGATGGTAGCGTTCACCAGGTTTAGATTTTCAGTGGCTTTATCACGCTGGCTTTTGTAGGTGATGGCATTGCCGCGATAATGGCTAACCGCCCATGCCATTGATACCAGCAGGAGAATGGCTACCGTGCAGATGATTGTAGTGAGACGGCTCATATATCCACTCCCCAGCAAGTTAGCGCGCTTTCCTGATCACGACGTTCTACCTGACCATAACAGCCGTTCTTCTGGCCTTTGGTTATTCGGCAGTCTCGACCACCATCTTTAATCCACCAACGAATCGCTTCGCATGCGCCTTTACGGTCGCCAGCATTAATCCGCTGATAGAACGTGGACGGAAAGCATTTACCGGGACCGATATTGTATGGGCAGAATGAAGCAATACCAACTTTCTGTGGTTCAGTGAGCGGCACTTTGATATTTCGATCCACCCATGCCAACGCTTTGTCACGCTCGACGGCGTTCACTTTCTTGCACTGGGATTCTGTTGCTTTCATCCCTTTAATGACTGGCTTGCCATCAATGACCGTTACACCGTGGCACAGTGACCACACTCCGCCAGGGTCTATGATGGCCACAAATACATTACCTTCTTTCTCACTAATGAACTGATCAAACAAAACCGGTGCTGATGCGCCAGCAGCAATCAGGGATATCATTGCAGCGCTAAGCTTCGCTTTGTTTCCCATCATTAACCTCGCGCGGCCTTACGCCGATCATCTTTAATTTTAAAATACAGGTTTGTCAGGTATGTCAGGAAACCGAAAAGAAGGCTGCCAAGCACGCCGATTGCAGCCCATTGCGATGGACTGACTTTATCGAGTATCTGAAACATCCAAAACCCAGCGTTCCCGGCTGATGCCCCGTAAGCAATACCAGTCGTTAGTTTATCCATGCGATACATACTCTCACCTCACTAAGTAGCGGGTGCGTAATTGAGGAAGTTAAAAGGCCGCCGGATGGCAGCATTTTGAAGATTAATTATGGTGTGATCAGATGGTCCGCCATCGAGGATTCGAACCCCGAACCACAGAGGTAGAAGCTCCGTGCTCTCTCCAATTGAGCTAATGGCGGAAAAAATGACCAGTAAACATCACTGGTCAATGGGTCATTGCAGTTGTCTCGGCGTTGCGAACCAGAGTCCGCGCGATGTAATTATTATATCGAGAGCATTATAAAATGCCTTCAAAAAGGTAGCACGTAAAATGAAACTTATACCAACCAGTGTAACTACCCTCCTATTCCTTTAGGATATTTCTTACTTCACTCACTGTTTCATTAAACCTATCTTCGTCCAATTCCACACCTATGGCACAGCGCCCTAAATCCGTCGCTTCTTTTATGGTCGAACCCGACCCCATAAAGAAATCGGCCACCATATCGCCCGGCTGGCTACTGGCATTGATAATTTGCTGCAGCATGTCCGCTGGTTTTTCGCAGGGGTGTTTTCCGGGGTAGAACTGAACAGGTTTATGTGTCCAGACATCGGTATAAGGTACTGAAACAGAAACGGAGAAGTACCGGCGAAGGGATTTGTACTCACCCAGCAAATCTGAATATTGTCGATTCAGACACTGCCATTCTTCCACCAGTTGGTGATGGGTCGTATCGAGTTCGTTACGCTGAAACTTCTCTTTTGCGATTCGCTCAAACAGCATCTGTAACTTGTGGTAGTCCACTTCGTTCGGCAACTGCCACTGGCTAGCGCCGAACCAGTGAGACGCCATATTCCTCTTGCCAGTGACATCGGCGATCTGTTTCGACGTAACACCCAGCGCTTCGCGAGCCTCGCGGAAGTACGAAATCAGCGGACTAAGAACATGCTGTTTAAGTTCTCGTGATTTTGCCTCATAGCCACTGTCTTTCGGCTTGTAAGGCCCCTGATAGTGTTCCGCAAAAAGGATTCTCTCAGTAGCCGGAAAATAGGAGCGCAAACTTTCTTTGTTGCACCCATTCCACCTACCTGAAGGTTTCGCCCAGATGATGTGGTTAAGCACTTTGAACCGCTCGCGCATCATAATTTCGATATCGGCTGCGAGCCTATGGCCAGAAAACAGATAAATGCTTCCAGCAGGCTTGAGTACTCGCCAGAACTGCGCCAGGCACATATCCAGCCAGCGCAGGTAATCAGCATCACCATTCCACTGATTGTCCCAACCGTTCGGTTTAACTTTAAAGTAAGGCGGATCGGTAACAATCAAGTCGATGCAATCATCAGGGAGGGAAGCGATGTACTGGAGGCTGTCAGCGTTGACTAACTCAACACTGTTTATTTTTACAGTATTTTTCATAGATCAGTAAGCGGGTCTCTGGTAGGCTCACTCTGCTTTAGCGCTAAAGCGGTGGGCCTTGGTTCGCTTGTGACCTTCTACATGAGCAAATGGCTGGCCGGGTGCTACAACACCCACCAGCCGCCCATTCCCACAAAAAAAGCCCCCATCACTGGAGGCGCTTGTAACAACCAAATTGATATTCTGATAATCCAGCCAACACCAACTGTGTGAGTATTAACTGGCAGCGTTCGCGGGTGAGGTGGGTATTCTGCGCTATCTCGCCAGCAGTAGCCGGCGCGTCGGCTAATTCATTAAATACTGCTTTTGCTTCTTCTGTCATATCCAACTGATTTAGCATGTCTTTTTACCCTTAATAATGGCGTGACATACAGATAACTCTGGTTGGAACGAACAGCAAAGTATCTTTACGAAGACATAAAAAAACCCCACGGTGTTAACCGCAGGGCTTATAACGAATGCACTTATCCATCGTTAGAGCAAAATTATCACAGTTTCGGGAAAAGTAAATAGCTCACGATAAAATTGAGAACTATTTATTTATACCCTACTTTGTTATCTGTTTTAGCTGTGCCTCTGCCCATGCCTCTTCGATATCGAATTTCGTAATCAACTGGTCGTAGAATGGCTTCACTGACTTTTTCCAGGTATCGAGGCTGATTGCATCAGTCATCTGGCACACCGCGGCGTAAGCCTCAGTGGAAGAGATTCGCTCATATCCGCGCCCCCTGCAGCGCTTACAATCGGCCAGAACCGGAACGCCCTGCCGTTCTGTAAGAGCCTGATTAACGGCTTTCCCGCGTCCATGGCAATCTTTACAGGCGCAACTTACAACCTTCTTACCCTTACACTGAGGGCATAGAACGCGCGCTACCTCCATGACCTGCCTACGCACCTCATACTCAGAAGGTCGAATATTCTCGACACCCACGTGCAAAGACATCTTCACGAACTTCTTCTCTTTTGTCGGCGTGTGAGACTTCATGCTGAAAACCTCAGCGTCAATAAACCCTGCCCCTTTGCAGCCATCGCATTGCTTCACGCTGGCGGCGCTACGGGAATAGTCCTCGAACGCGAAGCTGGCCAACTGATGCATTACCAGTGGTTTAATCTCTGCATCGAGCTTCCGTAATGCCGCAACCCGATCGCACCTGGTCAGCGCGTACTGAGCCAGCAGTTCGATCGCCCTCTCCCGGTCATTGTTGCTGATGCCCATCTTCCCGAGAAAGGCGCTATAACCCAAGGCTGCCCGTTCCTGGGTCATGCCCATAGCGGCCATGATATCCGTCCCGGTTAATGAGTCTGATGCAGTAGCTCGAGGAGAGTCGCTAATCATTGTCGATTTAGCAAAGTGATATTTGAGTGTATTTCCGAGATTCATGCGGTCTCCAGCTCGGTAATAGTGAGTTCCAATTTTCCGCCCTTAACGACAGGCATTTTCACAACGCGATAATCCACAACCTGGCAGTCATCCAGCCAGAATCCTGCCTTGGTTAAAGCATCGAATGCAGCCTTCTGCAGGTTATCCAGATCGCGGCGCCGGCGGTCGGGCATGTGACATTCAATTCGGATTTTGAGTAGTGCAGCCGTTCGGATATTCAGCCGGGCGCATCGAATGACACTTGCGACCGCATAACGGTACGCGACGCCATCAGCGCTAATGTGAGTTCGCCCGCGGTTGTGCCGGTAATACCGGTTGTTACTCGGCGGCCAGGGTAAAGTGATTTGATATGTCTTCACGTTCACCCCCACATCCGGTTTCGCCAGCGGCTATCCGGGCGCGCTGGCGTATTTGAGGTCGGAAGGAATGCACTCACAGTCCAGGTCACGTAATCCGGGTTAAGGCTACGCTCGACTCGCACGCTGCGCGCTTTGTAACGCTTAACCAGTTCGTCGGCCTGTTCGGTACTGCAATCGGTGTGATGGAACCAGGTAAATTTCATTCCCTCACCCCACAAAGCCAAGAAGCTGAGCTGCGACGTTTTCGGCCTCGTCGCGACTGCGGAATGAACGGGACAGGATCCAACGCCAGAGGACATCGAGCGCAGCTTTATAGAGCTGCTGGAACTCGGCCTCGTCCATGTTGGCGAATGAGATGCTGCGAGGATGCTTTTTAAGTGTTCCGTCAGGTAGCTGAATGGCATCAAAGTGCCCTGCCTCGACGATCACCCAGGAGCGGTAAGCATCAAAGGATTTGCACAGGCTAATGCCATTCGTGACGCGCCGGTAAGCAACCTGTTCCAGATACTGCTCAGCAGCATCGATCAGCGCCCCTTCATTCCCACCATAAGAAGCGAGGAACTTGGCGTAGCCGGTGATCAGCTTCCGCTCGTTACTCGAGATAGCCCCGCCGGTTGGTTCCCAGTATTCAAAGCCAAGATTGAGAAGCGCGAAAAAGCGCCGGTGGAATGCCAGATTCCGTACCCGCCTGAACTCGGCGACAAGAACATCGCCGAGCCGGGTTTTGGATTGCAGGATATCGCTGGTCTCGGGCGTAGCCGGGATCAGTATTCCTGAATGGTGTTTGATAAGTTGTAATTCTAGCGCCATGGTTCTCTCCGTGGCGCATCAGGTATAGGGTGTTCAGGCCTATGAAAGAATAATATCAGACGGTGGTGTAACTCGGTACCCCAGCCGTTTTGCAAATTGCATAAACCCGTTGAGAGTGAAGATTTCTTCCTCTTCGAGTAACGGTCGTAATGAAACTATTCCATTTACTCGATAAACCAAATATCTCCCTTCCGCCGGGAAGCTATAGATAACTGCTTTATCGGCCCTTCTGACCACGTCGTACCAATGATCATCTGCATTAAAGGCATCTGCACTACACACTATTTCCCCCAGAGCGACTTATTGACGCGGTAAACAGTAATCGGGAACAGCCAGGGGAACGCAAACAGCGATACTCTTCAAAACTGCTCCAGTGAAATTCACGCGATTAATAAAACCACTCGTCCGCGCTTTCCCAGGTCTCCTGCACGATATGCTCAACCTCTTTCTTGTCGCCTCCGAAAACAGTCAAACCATCATTACTGGCGCGCTTGATC